GAGCGGCATTGACCACGAAGTTAGGCATTCCAAGCAGCCAGAGTACGGACAGACCATAGAGACCGCTCAGGGTTGCAAGCTGGACTGCAGAAGGTTCTGTTTCGGCGCTCTCCATTCTGCAATAAGTGGTTTGGCTTATGTGCAGTTCCTTGGCGACGGCTCTTTGTGACAGTCCGCTATTCAATCGGGCATCCCTCATGCGTTCTGCCACAAGCAGTCTCCTCTGGTAGTGAGGCATGCGGAGGGCATTGGCTCTGCTTGCCATTAAGTAGCGCATTTTGATTCGCGTATGAATCAAGAGTTGTGGATATTGTAATCGATCTTGCTAGTTTTACACTATGAGCGAAACTTCTTTTCGTTACGATGTCGCGCCCATTGAAAAGTATGAGCTAACCCCCGAGGGTTATCTTCGTACTTGGGCCACCATTGCTCGCACAGGCGTACAGATGTACACCGATGCGGACGGTGGGGTTCGGCGTGAATATCGTCCCGAAGAAGAAGTGGGCTCGCCAGAAAGCCTCGCTTCGTTTGCGGGCAAGGCTGTAACTTTTGAACATCCCCCCGCTCTGCTTGACAGCGCCAACACGAAAGACTATCAAATTGGTTTTTCAGGCACTGAAGTGGTTTATGACAACGGCTTTGTCCGTGCCGTCATGACCATCACCGACAAGGATGCGATTGAACGCATCATGCGGGGTGATGCAAAAGAAGTGAGTGCTGGTTACAGGGTGCAATTTGACCCGACGCCCGGCGTTGCGGAAAGCGGTGAACATTACGACGGCATCCAACGGATGATCGATGGTAATCACATTGCCGTTGTTCGCAGGGGCAGGGCAGGCCCGCAGGTGAAGCTTCATCTAGATCGCCTGGATGCTGCCGACCCATCTTTACTATCTCCCATTGAGGAACCATCTATGACTGCTAAGGTCAATTTTGATGGCGCCGAGTTCGAGGTGAGCGAGAGCGTTGCTCTGGCGATCACCAAAGAGCGCGAAGATGCCAAAATGTCCTACGAGGACATGAAGAAAAAGTACGATGCCATGATGGCCGAAGCTTCCAAAATGAAGGAAGAAATGGACGCCATGGGCAAAGAAATGAAGGGCAAGTGTGATTCCGCCGAGGGTCGCGCTGACGCTCTGGAGCAAGAGCTTGAGGCCGCCAAGGCCGAGCTGGAAGCTGCAAAGCAAGTGAACATTGATTCGCTTGTTGAGGAGCGTGTTGCTCTGATCGACAAAGCTCGCACCACCCTGGATAGCGAGTTTGATTTCGCAGGCAAAGATGCCCGTGAAATCATGGAAGCCGCTGTCAAGGCGGTTCGTGGCGATGTCATTGATCTGTCGGAGAAGTCCGACGATTACGTGCAGGCCATGTTCGACACTCTGGCCGAGTCTGCTCGTAGCGATTCTGCCGCCACCGATGAGCTTCGTAAAGCCGTTGCTTCCATCGCCTCTCCCGCCTCTGCACCCTCCTCTTACATGGAGCGACTGCAGAATGCTTGGAAGACCCCTCTTTCCATCTCCAAGGAGCGCTGATCCATGGCCGTTACTTTCACCCCTTCGGGCACGGCTACTGCAGGTGGTGTTCAGCAGAGCTACTCGCTTGAGCTGACCGCCCTCCTGGAAGGCCAACTGTCCGACATCCGCGACAACACCATTGGCACCTACATCAACGAAACTGGTGCCGTAATTCCTTTTGGTAACATCGTCACCTATGCAAGTGGTGGTACTGTCGCCAATTCCGCTAAGACCATCAGTGGCACTAGCGAAACCGTGGTGGGCGTCAATGTTCTCACCTATGTCGACGAAACCGCTGAAGATGCCAATAGCCGTCCTGGCGTAAAGGCTGCTCAGGCAATGAATGTTGCCAACGAAGGGGCCGTCGCCATGTATGTGCATGGTTCTGTCACCCCTGCCACTGCAGTGCGCGTGATCCACACCGCTACCGGCGTGCAATATGCAGGTCAACTGCGTAGCGCATCGCTTTCGGGCAAGACCGCCGTTCTTTCGAACGCTCGTTACCTCACTTCCGTCACCGGTTCCGGCCTGGCGATTGTTGAGTTCAACGGTCCTGCTTTCACCCTCACCGCTGACACTTGATAGGAGGCCCTCAAAATGTCTGATTTTCGCATGGACGAAGCGGGTCTGTTTCTCGAGCGTCAGCTTGAGTACATCCGCCCTCAGGTGTTTGAAGTTCAGTACGCTGACATCAAATACCCCACCATCCTGCCTGTGACCAGCGAGGCTGGCCCTGGCGCCCAGACCTTCACCTACCGCATCATGGATGCGACTGGTGAGTTCAAGGTGATTGCCGACGCTGCTGACGATCTGCCCCGTGCCGACATCAGTCAAACCGAGAAGAGCATCAACATCCGCTCGATCGGTGGCTCGTTTGGTTACACCGTTCAAGAGCTTCGTGCCGCACAAATGGCGAACATCGCCCTTGAGCAGCGCCGCGCTTCTGCCGTTCGCCGCGCTTACGAGGAGAAGGTGGAAGACATCGCCATGTTTGGCGAGGCTTCTGTTGGCCTGGGTGGTTTCTTTAACAATTCCACGGTTGACCTTGTGGTTGCCGATAAGTGGTTCACCGATAGTGGCACCACTGCCCAGGAAATGCTTGAGTTGCTGAACTATGGCGTGACCGCCATTGTCAATGGCTCCAAGATGAAGGAAGAGCCTGACACCATCCTCATGCCTTATGAGGACTACAACAAAGTCAGCATCACCCGCAATAGCGACTCTTCGGACGTGACTGTGCTGGAGTACTTCCTGCGCACCAATCCCTACATCCGCAACGTTGAGCCCATCAACCAGCTTGATGCCGACAACAGCGTGCTGGATAAGAACCGCATGGTGGTGTACAAGCGTGATCCCCAGAAAGTGCAACTGCACATTCCTCAGCCGCTTGAACTGTTCCCGCCTCAACAGCGTGGCCTGGAATTCATTGTTCCCGCCCATGCTCGTGTTGGTGGCGTGGCTCTCTACTACCCCAAGAGCGTCATCTACGTTCAAGACAACTGAACGTGATCGGGGCGTTAAGCTTGTTGGCAGTTCTTATAGAACATTCAAATGTTGATTGCTTATCGCCCTGAGCTCGAAAATCCGCCTCGTGAAGGGGGACTCGGCGTTATCACTGACGCCGGTATGATCCAGCTCAGTCCGGGGGTGAATTCAGACGTGCCCGAGACCAAATGGGCTCAAGCACGTAGCAATGGCACTGTCAAACGCCTTATGGCAATTGGCGCCATTGAAGAACTGAAAGAAACCCCCACTGTTCAGGACATCCCCCAAAAGGTGTCCACACTTACCGGTCTTCCACTTTCTGATGCCGTCCGCATGATTGAAATTATGCACGACGAGGACCAGCTCCAGGAATGGAAAAAAGTGGAAGGTCGTGTAAGGGTGCGCAATGCCATCAGCAAGCGTCTTGAAGCCATCCGCATTGGAAAAGCCTGATCATGGCCGTTACCTACGCCAGCTTTCTCGAGCGCTTTCCTGAATTCACTCCCCATCCATCGGGAATCGTGAATGGGGCCATCACCGAGGCAACGGCTGATGTGGGCGACGTGTTTGGCGATCAAGCCGACCGTGCAACAAAGCATTTAGCCGCTCATATCATCGCCATTCAGCTTGCTCAAATGGGCATCCAAATTGGAGCCACAGACGGTAAGGTGTATGGCAAAGGACTTGAGGCCACTCAATATGGCCAAGAGTTTAAGCGAATGCTTGAAACCGTCGTTGGTGCTTCCTCCATTGGCTTTGTCGTATGACAAACGTGCTCGCTCCACTTGCTAATGCCACTCTGGTTTGGCAGGTGGCGTCTGGGTATGTGGTCGAAAGCGGCACTGGTAACTATGTGGCTACTGCTACTGGCGTTACCTACTATGCCTCGTTGAAGCAAAAACAAAATCCCCGTTTCGACTACTTGCTTGGTGCGGATAATACAGCGGTCTACATGGAGGGACGACTGACTGGTCCATTGGCCTTGTCAGGAGTTACCCCCGGAAGCTCCGCTGCTGCAACAATCAATGGAAGGGAGGGACGGTTTGAGCTATTGCCAAACGAGCAAATTGCTGATCATTATTGGCAATTCCTCGGCACGCCAATCAGGGGTATTTTTAGACTGGTTGGCAAAGGAAGCGTTCAGAACGTCTGACGCTTAACCATTTCTTCTCTCCATTGAGGATCTTCTCATGCTCTATCATCCCACCGAGCTGGTTAAGAGCCAAGACGTTATTGTGCGCGTTGGCTCGATTATCACTGCTTCTGGTCGCCCTGTCATCACTCAGAGTGGTGCAACCTTCACTGTCAGTGGCGCTCCCACCCTGTACACCCTGCAAGCGGCCACCACTGCTTCCGTTGCTTTTAACGATGGCAACACCGAATTCTACCTGCTGGGCGGCGGCGGCTTCTCTGACAGCGTGATCGTCACCTCTCAGGCCACTGCCTCTATCACTTCTTACTTCCAGAAGGATGTTGATGGCACCACTTTCGTGCCCGACAGCTTTGATGAAGCTTTCCAGGTGATTGCTACTGGTCGTTACGACAAGACTGCAGAAGTGTATGTCGAAATCAACAAGCAACTTGGTTCAAGCGGCACCACTTTTTACTACGACCGTGTGGCTTACGTTGGCCGTGTTATGAACTACAACGAGAGCTATCCTGCCGATAACCTTGTGGAAGTCACTTTCGACCTGATTAGCCGTGGTCGCATTGGCATTCATCAAGCCGCAACCAGCTCCGGCAGCATCATTCCTACGGCTCCCAACTGATCTTTTGGGCTGTTTTCTTGCTAGCCTCTCCTTACGGAGGGGCTTTTTTTATGAACATTCTTCAGCTTAGGGAAGTTGTAGTGGAACTTCTTGGAGCGGCCCCAAATTTGATTGGCACTTACATCCTGCCAAATAACAGCACTATTCCTGCAGTGTATGTTGTTGGGCAAAAGGGCGTTCCAAGCGAATGGAAAGTAAGCGGGCTGGAAGTGACCATGCGACAATATCCTTCGCTCATTCCTTCTTCTCCATTGAGTGGCACGGTAAAAGTTGCGCAACTCTGGGAAGTTGTATTAGTGCAATACAATCCAGACGGAAAGCAAATTGCCGAAGCGATGGAGAGAATGGTACGAAGATTTCCTGATTCCACTCCTTTTTACGTCCCTGGAGATGATGTGGCCTATGAGCGCTGCCGGTTCTCCATTCCTGACCTCGTCCTCCATCGCCTCTATCCAGCATGACCCTGATTGTTACAGGCGCAAAAATTATCAATGAAAAGGCGATAGAACGTCAACTGACCGAAGCCTTTGAAGATTGGGCAAGGCAAGACGTAAAGGATCATTTTTATGATCAGTTTCACGATCCAATCTGGAACTATTCGCGAGATACAACTCGCGAAAATCCTTCGGCTCGCCTTAAAAACCCTAGAGCCGGCGAGTTGCGGGATATTGATGACTATGGTGAACTGTACGAAAGCGGAAAGGATGTTTCTATTTCCATTGCTCTAAATGGCATTGAAGCATCTTGGACCTGGGATGCTAAAAACAGAAGTGGAGAGTCATACGCTCTTTACGTTCATGAGGGTGTTGGAACCAACTATGGCAACCCTCGTCGATGGACTCAAGACCTAGCCGAGCCGCAGCGCTTTAATGCCGGCCAGTTAAAGCAGGGTCTTTTGGGCCACATTCGCAGCCTTGGAGCGCGTTGATGAAAATTGACTATTTGGTGAACGCTGACCAGACCGTTCATGCCATTAACAATGCAATTGATGGCACTGCAATGGAAGTGGGCATTCTTTGTCTTACTTCTTGCCGCGAAGCGACCACTAGAATTGCAAGCGACCACCATTCGTTCCTCGTTGAAATACCGCCTGAATTTCGCTCGAGCTTTGAGCGAGTGAAGGTGTTCAACGCCCTTCTTAACATTCTTGATCATGAGCAAATACAGCTTTCTGCTTGAAACGAAAGAAGAAGGTTTCTTTGAGCTTCTTCCCAGCATGCGTTTGAAGAAGTTTGGCGGCTGGCTTGTTGCGGAAGCGATTGAACAGGAAGAGATCGGCAAGCTGCAAAGTCAGGCCACTATTCGAGCTGTGCAACTAGCCAAGAAAGTTGCGGCAGCCAAAGGCGTCGGCCTTGACGAGGCATTTGCCCTCCTCCAAGGGGGCGGAAGCACATTGTCGGAGGCGGAGCTTCTTTCGGAATTTACCGAAGAAACTCTGAGCATGCTTACCAGCGGCTCTTCTGTGGAAGCCACAAACGCTCGGATGGTCACGGCATTTATTCGTTCAAGGGGTCAGGGCCTGATCGATGGAGAATGGCGAGATATTGCCGACTGGAGCGCCGAAGACACTAACGCCTTGCCTCGTCGAATCATTGCAAAAGTGGTTGAATTTATCGCGACTGAGCAAGAGTCAGAGATGAAGGGGGCCGGAGAAGCAAAAAAAGCTCCGAAGAGGAATTCTCCTCAATCGCAGAACGATTAGAAGCACAAGCCAGGAAATTCCTGGCTTCCATGACGAATTGGAATGAGCTGTATTTTCGGCTTTGTTCGTCCGACTTCAAGGACGACCGCTGGTCTGCTAAGAATTTTGGCAAGCAAAAGATGGAGGACTTGCGGACAGCGCTGAAGTACTTAGATAGACACGATACTACGAAATACAACATTCAAAGCGTGGCCGTTGCCAAGCTTGGATCAATGGCGGCCACGATGATGGGCGGAAAGAAAGCATCTATCAAGCCCGACTATTTCTTACCTTTTGACATGAAGGCGGCAAAAAAAGAAGAGAGCGTTACGCGGGAAAGTATGGCGGTGCTGCAAAAGTTGATGAAGCAACGGCGAATGAACGGAAGGGTTATTGCCTTGCTTGCTGACGAGCTCAAAACATTTAGCGGTCGCGATCAAGACCAATGATTATAGAATGAACAGAATAGTGGCAGTGTGCAATGGCGGCTCAGAGCGCTGAACTAAGGCTGAGGGTAAGCCTTGATCTGACCACGCTGCGCAGGCAGCTTAATAGCATCAACACCGAGTTGGGTGGTCAGGGTATTACGCTGCCAATTAAATTTGACAGGCAAAGCGTAGTCAAGGAGTTTGGACTACTTAGTAGATATATCGGCGGCAAGAAATTTAATGTTGAAATCAATACAAATCTGGAAAGTGAAATCAAAAATGCGGGTCGACTTGTTCAGGCTTTGCAGCGTGTACAAAGTGCTGCAGGCGGTGCCCGTGGGACCTTGCCTATTGACACTGCTCAACTGAGAAAAACTGCTGGCCAGGGCGGCTTTAGCGCGGCGCAAATTAAAAGCCTTTTTGGCGCCGCCATTCAGGGAGGCTTGCTAGATGAGCGCACGCTTGGTAAAACCAGGGATCAAATGGTTGCGGCGCTTGGGTCAATTGGTCGCGACTCTATCGAGGGACTTTTGAATGGACTTTCGAGTGGTGATGCGCAATTGCGAGCTGCTGCTGAATCGTTAGGGGATAGTTTAATTGCGGCTCTTAAAACAGCTCTTGGCATTGCTTCGCCATCGAAAGAAACAGGGAAGCTTGGTAAATTTGCTGCCGAAGGCTTTGAGAAAGGCTTTGTTTCTGGAATGGTCAAGGCTGAGCGCACGATGGCCAACGCCATTCGCTCTGCGGTAATTGGCTCCATTCGAGAGGGTCTTAGTAATCTGCCTGGCCTTGGAGGGGCGCTTGTTGGCTTTGAGCGTCAACTTGCTGCAAGCGTACAGTTGGCAGTTCGCAGGGCCATGAGAGAAGGCCTAGGCGCCTCTATTGGTCCTGGCGCAAGAGGAACTTTACTAGGTGGCGCTGGCGGTGCTGCCACCGGAGCTGCCGTCGGTGGAGCAAAGGCATTGGGAGGTGGAATCGCGGGAGGCGTAGCCAAGCTAACTGCCGGCGGCCTCATGGGAACTGCTGCCAACTTAGCGCGTTATTCCCTTGATAATAGTGCTTATCAAGAGTTTGTCGGCAAGCTATATCAAGAAATTATTAACTCTGCATTGAGTAGTGGTACTCAGGGTGCCGTTATTGGCGCGCTTGCGGTGGGTGGTGTTGCTGGCGGACTTGGTTTCGCTCGTGGAGCTACTGGCTCCCTTGTTATTCAAGCTGCTACCGCTATTCGTAATCGTATTTTAGCGGCTTTACTGGCAGTGTCCACTGGAGAGTTGAACAATGTCGTAAAGGTGATGGTGCGCGATGTCACTGGCGCTTTATTCACAAACACCATTCGGCAGCTCAGAAGCGCCTCTCAAGGGCTTCCCAGGATTGATTGGCCAGCCGTTGCTCCTTCAATAACGGCCAGTATTGGCCCTTCAACATCTGGAAGGCTGCTAACCGGCACTCCTTCGAGAGGGATGATCGCGGGAAGTGCGCCGGCTGCTTTGCTGCCAAGTGTTAGTCAAACACTAGAGCAGCGTAAATCTACGGCTTCAGGAGTGCAGGCAATTCGCGCAATGATGGCCGGGTCAGGGGTTGAAGAGCCGCCAGGAAAACTTGTCTCGCTAGAAAGTGGATTTATAGTAGCAATGCGCGAGCGATTTGCCCGTGCTGCTGAGCGTTATTTATTTGGTGTTGAAACACAAGTCGTAGATCTTTTTGATTCCGCTCAAGCCGCTGTTCGCGTGCAAGTGGACAGAATGATTGCACAAATTGAAGCTGATATTCGAGCACGAGCACGAGCCGGAGTTGCGGTTCGCGATTTGGGAACGACCATTCAACCTTTACTTGCTGGAGCCGTGTCTCCGCAGCGCCTCATGTTGCCGCCCGCAGGAGGAACTGGCGGGGGCGGAAGGAAGCCTCCTGTGGGCGGAGGATTTGTTCCACCTGATGGTTTTCCTGCTGAGGGTATGCTTGCTCCTAGTAGCGCATACAGGCCAGCCCAAACGGAGCTGGGCGCAGGTTATTTTGCGGCGGGAAAAGCAATCAAGTCTTTTGGAGAGGAATATAACAAAATCAGAGGCTTTTTGAATCAAAATAGACTTCCATTGGGAGGCGCCATTGCAGAGGTTGGAGAAGAATTTGGCATGGCACTAAAACAGGTATTCCTGTATGGAGCCGCCTACAAAGCCCTAGCATTCTTCACTGATTTGCCAAATCAGGCCTTTGACGCCGCAAAGGCATTGGCCACGTATCAAAATCAACTTAAAGCGGTTACTGAGGCTACAGGTACTTTTGAGCGATCCACCGCTTTTGTCGAGAATTTGGCCCAGCGTTTCAATATGCCCATTGAAAGTGCGCGTCAAGGCTTTGTCAAGCTATATGCCTCAATGCAACCCGCTGGATTCAGTCAGCAAGAAATCGAAGGGCTATTTACAGGCATCTCTAAAGCAACGGCTGCTTTTGGCTTGAGCGCAGACCAAGTAGATCGCGTCAACTATGCTTTCGCGCAAATGGCCAGTAAGGGCCAGATTATGAGCGAAGAACTCAAGGGGCAACTCGGAGATGTGCTTCCAGGCTCCTTGGCATTATTTGCCCAGGCGGCCCAAATGAGCATCCCAGAGTTCTCCAAGGCAATGGAGGACGGAGCATTTAAGGGTCAAGCAATGCAACAAGTGCTAGGAAATGTTGCAATTTTGATGAACAACAAGTTTGGTCCGGCTGCGCAATTGGCCGCCAAGACCTTGCAAGGCGCATTAAATCAAATACAAAACAATTTGAAATTGATGTATGAAGCCTTCACTCCCATTGTGAATGGTTTTGCTTCTGCATTTGGCCCAGCCGCGAATAGTCTAATCAAAGATGTCACTAATACCGTAAAGGTGCTTACTAGCTCTTTTGTCAAGGGCAGTGATGGCCTTTCAACACTTTCTCCCCGGGCACTGGCTTTTTACAATATTATTCAACAACTAAAACCAGCAATTCAAGCGGCGACAGTTTCAATAGGAAGCTTGGCGTCAACATTTGCGCAACTTGCCCCGCTAATTTTTACTACTATTGAAGCAGTTTTAAGGTTTATCGCCTCTCCATTGGGTCGCTTTGCAATTATTGCGACCGCAGCCATCACCGTGTTGAATGGTGCCATTACACTGCTTACCAGCGTTGGCCTTTTGCCGGCGTTAAATGCTGTTTACAAGTTTATCGGCGGTCTCATGGCGATTCCCGCTGCCTCCGGTGTTGCTCGAATTGCTGTGGCCGCTCTCAAACTCGCGATAACTGGATTATTCGTTGGAGCGGTACTTATTGGCCTTGATTTTGTTATTGGAAAAATTTTCGGGATCGGAGAAGCGGCGAACGATGCGAAGGGTAAAACAAGAGAATTGGCTTACACGTTGAATGAAATGGCAAACATCGGAGACATTCCGGGGTTGGCCCGCAAAAGGCAAGAAGCAGAAAACGAAGTGATCATTGCAGAAAGACTGCTGCAAACTTATCAAAAGATGCAGAGAGTTGGTGCGACAATGGGGTGGAAGTCTCTAACTCAACAAGAAAGGCAATTTCTTAAAGAATTTGGAGCCAAGGATATTTTTGGGCAGGCTCGAGTTGCGCCAGAGACAGGGATTGCTTTTGCGGAAAGTAAACTTGCTACGGCCCTGGAGAAACGAGGTCTTGCGCAAAAGTCCTTGGAGGCGGCACAACGAGCGGCCGATCGTGAGCGCCAAAAGTCAGAACAACAATTGCAAAAGATTACCTTTTCTGGTGAAGACCAAAAGAAAACATCTCTTGAAAGTTATTACAGCCTTCAGGATCAACTCGCCAAGAATTTCACACAAGCCGAGATTGAACGCATTCAAAGCTCTCACGAGCACAGGGTAAAAATGATGAATCTCTTCTATGACTTAGAAGAGGCTCGAGCAAACAGCTTTCAAAAGGAAACCATCCGCTTTCAAAAAGAAGTGTTCAATATCTTGGCTGACCAACAGTCAATGATGCTGAAGGCTTCTACTCAAATCATGGAGGCGCGTGGCAGTGTCTCGGGGGCATATTTACAGGGAAATATCGGCCCCACAAGCACTGGTCCTCACTTCGACGTGAAAAAGGTTGGTGGCGGGTATTTCCCCAGGAACTACCTCGATCCTTATGTACAAGTTAATGGACGGCCCCTTTCTAGCGGTACGACAGTTCCAGGGGGAACTTTTGCTGGCCACCAGAGAAGAGGCAGTCATGGATGGGACTATGCATTTGGCCAGGGACGCTTTGCAGCCACTCTGGCCGGTGGTGCTCAGTGGATGGGAGGCGCTTCAACTGCGCACGGCGAACAGCGACGTTTCAGGCTTCCGTCCGGGGAGGAGTTTCAGTTTCTTCACGGGCGGTCGGAAGGCATTGGCGCGGGCGCTCCCAGGCGCGTACCGGGAAGCGAAAAGCGCGATGTCGTGGCCAAGCAGAAAGAACAGCTCGCCTTGCAAAATCAGATCAACGTAAGCAGAGAGCAAGAGGCGCAAACGATCATGCGTCTTCAATTGGCCACTGAAAATTACGTGGCATCTCTGATACCGACTGCTGAGCAAGAGCTTCAAAACCAAATTTTGCAAAGACGGCTTGAGCTAACTTCTTCCATCGCCTCTCCTGGAATTCTTGCGGCGCAGACTAGCTATGCAGAGCAAGAAATGAAAACCGCTGTCGCCATTAAGCTTAACAATCAGAATATAGCCGAACTTTCAAAGCAGGTCGATAGAAACGGAAAGCTCTATCCGATTGCGGCGCAGCAAATTGAAGTTTATAGGAAGGCAAATGCTGATCTTCAACGGTCTCTTCCCGCTTCGCAAATTCAACTTTTAACTAACGAAATCCTGAAGCAATCATTGGCTTTACAGGAGAGACTGCAATCTTCTCAAAGGGACGCGGAAGATAGAAGAAAGCTGAATCAACTAATTATTGGGGGACTTTCAGAAGAAGCCGCCCAGGCAAAAATTACGGCTGATCGACTAAGAGAAGATTACGCGACAGCATTAAGGCTCGCCAATGAAGTCGTCAACAAGGCGTCTGCAGATCTTGAGGTTTTTAATCTTCGCAAAGCACAAGGCATTGCTTTGACCAAAGGAGAAACGGATGAATACAATCGTCTTACGGAAGCCCTTAACAATGCGCTAAAGGCTAGGCAGGATCTGGAGGGCAGAGGAGCGGGAATTGCAAGCACGGCCCAAGGTACGGAACAAGCCGCGAAAGCAAAGCCTGGAGACGGAATCGTCCAAGGTATTGCTGATGCTCAGAAAAAATTGAACGATTTGACCAATGTGGAAAAACAAGTTGTCGCTGGAGCGAATGCAATTGGTTCCGCTTTTGGCCAGGCATTTAGAGACATTGCCAGTGGATCTCAAACCACGCAGGAAGCGCTGTCTTCTATGTTCCAAAGCATTGCCGATCATTTCTTTGACATGGCAGCTCAAATCATTTCGCAAATGCTTGTCATGTACACGCTCAAGCTAATTCTTGGGCTTTTTGGCGGAGGCGGTGGCTTCTCGTATAGTGGCGCTAATCACTCGGGTGCTTTTGGCTCGGGGAGCCCGGTTAATTTCAATCCCGGCGCTTTCAGTATGCCCAAATTAGCCGCCGAAGGTGCTTACTGGTCTGGCGGCTTCCAGGCATTTGCTAACGGCGGCTTTGTTTCGGGCCCCACCCTGGGACTGGTTGGCGAAGGTTCCGAGGCTGAATACATTATCCCAGCCAGTAAAATGCGCTCAGCCATGAATCGCTATGCTTCGGGGGCTCGTGGTTCTGCGGTGATCCCTGGCAATGGGGAAGGCGATGGAGGGCCGACAAGTGGTTTGGCAGCAATGAATGCCTCTTCCATCGACGTGCGCTACACCGTGGAACGCATCAACTCCGTTGATTACGTGACCGCCGACCAGTTCCGCGCTGGCATGGCCCAAGCCGCCCAACAAGGTGCCACGCAAGGCGAACAGCGCACCCTTCGCCGCCTGCAGCAGTCCCGCGCCACTCGTAGCCGCCTCGGCATGAACTGATGGACACCAGCTTCAAAACTGAAATAGCACTGGGTCACATGCTGACCGCCAAGCCCCGCACGGATGGCGCATCCCCGCTCTACTTCCAGAACTTCTGGATCAACGAAAACGTCGCCTACAACGGCAACACCCACGGCTTTCTGCCCTTCGGCTTTTCGGGCGTCACGGTCAACCGCAGCGGCGACAACCAGTCCACGCAACTTGCCCTGCCCAACAACTCGCTCAGCCGTAGCTGGGCCTCCACGCTGGTCGATGGTAGTTGGGTGGTACTGGTGGACATGCTGATGCTCAACCCCGACAACAAGGCCGACTACCGCGTGCTTAGCTCCTACGCAGGTCAAGTGGCCGGCGCCATCTGGAGCGACGCCGAACTCCGCCTGGAGATTTCCTCTGTCATCGACGCCGTTGGTGGGGACGTGCCTAGGCGCCGCATTACTGAAGACGTGTTTGGTCCCTTGCCTACCACTGCTCAAGTCCGCCTGAGCTGATGTACGACCTGATCGGTCGCCCCTACCGCCTAGGCGCAGACGGCACCGAGTCTGATGGTGCCATCGACTGCATCCACCTCGTCTACACAGCCCTCGACCGCTTCGGCATCGCCACCCCCGCCTTCGACCCCTGCTGGTACGACGCTCCACCCCGTCAAATCCTCAAGGCTATCCACGGCTGGGGACGCCGCGTGCTAGATCCTTTGTATGATGGAGACGTGGTTCTTCTACCACACAAGAATTACGCTTTCGGGACAGTTTGGCAGGACGGCATCCTCTACATAACAGCCAGTCTGCAAGCGGCCACCTGGCACCCGCTTACGGCGTTTCCTGCACTCCGCTGCTACCGCAGCAACTGCTCCCCTACGAGCGCCAGCTAATTCAAGAGCTGGGTTGCACAGAACAGGAATACCTCGAGTTCAAGCAACGCATCGACTGGCTCAGCCGCGAACGCCCGGCGGAGTACGCACATATTCCAGACGTACAAAACGATGCTTTAACTGTTGCGATTATTTCACTGGTCCTCGGCGTTGTTTCCCAAGGCCTTTCGCTGCTGCTGGCGCCCAGACCGCCATCGGCGCCCAAAGGGATTGAAAACCGGCAACTAGATAGCATCGTCGGCCGTGACCGCTTCGCCCCGACATACGGCTTCCAGGCCAGCCAAGAACTAAGCCGCTACGGCGAAACGATTCCCATTGTCTTCGCCAGGCAAAAATACGTTCAGCTCCCTCCCAGCCGCAGCGACTTTTCCTACGTCGGCGGCATCATGGTCGCCCCCAAGCTGGTGTGGAGCCGCATGTACTCCCACGGCAGCTACCAGTCCGTCGACTTGGTCTTTTTGCTGGGGCAGTCTCCTGTATCCAGAGGGCCATACGACACAGAAGCAGCCCGCAACGAAGACCGCGCTGGTATCTACATCGGCCAAGCTCCTCTTGATGCACTCCAGGAATCTGACTTCCGCTGGTATTACTACTCCGGCGGTGAGCCAGTACCGAATAGCTCTGACTATCGACCGGCAACATTTGAAGGTAACAAAAATACAACGGGGCAAAGCAGGCTTCTGGGACTCCATCGCCGCTATGGAGATTTCTGGATTGGCGAAGGCGAACGCGACAACGCATTTAGAAACCACACATTTAGCGGCCTGGAAAGCACAGGGTTTAGCCATGCTTATTCCTTGACTAATCGCGCCGTTTTTGGCGTGTACAACGGCTTGCCGAACGGCACGCCCTACCGCCTTAACTGGGAAATCGTGCCCTATCCCGGCGCATCCTCAGAACAGGCTGGTCAAACCCCAGTTGCCAAGCGCTTCCAGATCGCCGGCAACCCCAAGATGGCTGGTGTGGGACGCAACTATGCACGCCAGTTCGGAATTGTTGAGCACATAAGAAATGGTCAGGTGACAACTGCACCAGGCGATCGAAGCCAAGGCTTAAAAGTAGACACGCAAGTAGGCGATCAAATCACGATCATCTACAACGAGGGGCGCGTCAGGGACGAGCTTTACTACGACAACAACAACCCCAACATTGTTGCAAATAAAAACCGCAACACAGGTGATGGCTTTTTGTATGCCAACCCCGACGTTAATGCCGTGGACAACCGACAAGTCCGCGATGCCATCCAAGCCGAACACGAACAGCAAGATGACTTACTAAAGATCGGCACCAAATGGATGATTGGTAACTGTATTTTTCAAGTTACCGCCAGAAATCCAGCCAATACAATATACGATCGCAGCGACTTACAGCCTCGCACTGTTACCTTGGTATGCAAAGAAGTCTTCGATGGGACAGTCGGGAAGGTCGGCGTCTGTCACCGTGGCTTTGTCAACACCGAAACCAATCTCCCAGAAGGGCCAGACGGGGCAATCTATGACATCGGCCAAGCCTGGTTCCCAATCTGCAAAGCTGACATTGCATCGTTCCAAAATAGCCGTAGCTGTAACGTCACTGAAATAGGCATCAAAAGCAATGTCTGGAACAAACTAAACGGCATCTGCAATTTTAAATCAGTTCCCAACGTAACAAAACTACGGGATTACGACGTTCAGAACATTGCACTAACCGCTGGGACAAACCAGTCGTATATACAGCGAGCCTCGTTTTTTGACGTCTACGTCAGGCCTGCAAACCAGTCATATGCTTTTAATCAGGGCTGGGAAAAACTAAATGACCATCCCTTTGCGGTGGTTGGATCAGCCCCGCAAGATCAGTTCAACTTTATCCGCATTGCCCATGGATTCGGGCAGTACGAATTCAGACTGCGTCCTGTCACCTCAGGCGAAATCAATCAAATACGCAATGCCGACGGTTCCTACACAAAAGCAACCATCAATGGCATAACCGTAGAAGGCCCCTGCTACAGACTTTATGTAGAAGGCGCCGTTCCTTATGCTGAAGGCCAGTACATTTCGCAAACAAAAACAACAAACTACGGGCTGTTCACGCTGTACATGATGGCAAAGCCTGCCAGCGTAAAAGAGCTGGCACTGGCGCCGGAAATGATCAGCAATCCCGTGTATCAAGGAGGGGCCTCAACATACACTCCTCCCCCATCGCGTGTCCGGTTCCTTAAGGCAGTAGCCTCGGATGCGTTGGACATAAACGCAAATGGATTCCGTATCAGCAACGGTATCGCTAAAGCCATCGACAAAGATCCCGATCCACGAGGAGCCGAACACAACACTTTCCATGGCACTCCAGTTATCACATACTTCCCCTTCAACGTTGGTGGCATTTACACATTTTCGGAATCCGATAGCACCGCATTTCGCTACGACCAGGGTGGTCGCGTTGTGCGACTAAAGATGAAGCTGCGCTTGTACACCACGCCAGAAAACATAACAGCTACAAACTTCCTGAGTCACTGGTGGGAAATTGTAGAGCCAGACAACATCGAAATTTTGCAGTTGACCGGCAGTTGGACTGGCAACGAAGTCTTTGTCATTCGTAGCCTTCTGCGAAATCCCGCCATCACGATTGACTATTACTTCCAAATTGTTGCGCCGGTTCCCATCAGTTCTCCGCCCACCCTCGGCGGCGAAAGAACATTTGAAGGCAATGTAGGCATTGCCGAGGTATCACACTACGCAAATTTAATTTCACGCAGTTGCGACAACGGCCCAGAGCACGAAATTGTCTACATCAACGAAACCGTGGCTGTTCGCAACAACAGCCCGGCCACGTACACGGGCTGCGCCATGGCGGGCCTCAAGCTCCGCAGCACAGCAGAACTGAACCAACTGGAACAGCTTCACATTTACGCAAAGAACGGCATCAGCGTTACCAATCTGCGCCTGACCAGCAACGGCAACATTGTTGAAACCACTAGCTCCTCCAACATTTTCACTGACCTCGCCTACTACCTACTCACCAACATCCAAACGGGAGCTGGCGAGCTGATCAGCTCTGACCTCATCGACAAGGCTCAGTTTGCCCGCACGGCAATGTTCCTGGAAGCCAACTACTTGTATTACGACGACGTGATCGTCGAACCGCAAAACCTGCGCGAATTCCTGGCACGCATCAGCACCTCGCTGCTTTGCAACCTCGTCATGCGCGGCGGCAAGTTTTCAATCGAACCCGCCCTCCCCATCGACACCACTCGCAACTACACGATGTTCGATGTCAAGGTGCCCATCTCGGGCATCTTCACCGAAGGCAACATCATCGAAGACTCGTTCCAGCTTGAGTACATTCAAGCCCAAGAGCGTCTCCCCATTCGTGCCATGGTGCGCTACCGCACGGAACTACCGAACCGTTTCCCTCAAGAACAAACAGCGGTCGTGTACTACACGGACCAGCCCAACGGCCCGCTGGAGGAGTTCAACTTCACCCACATCACCAGCCGCTACCACGCCGAACTGTTCGCCAAGTACGCCCTGAGCGCCCGCCGTCACCGCACCCATGTGGTCAGCTTCCAGACGCTGCCCTACGGCCTCGGCCTGGCGCCCGGCGATTTCATCCGCGTGGTGACACAAGCCAGCTACGTCCAGCCTGGCGCGTCCGGCATCATCAAAGACAATGGCGCCATCATCACGCCCGCCCAGCTCACCAACGGCCAGAGCGTGCAGGTGTACTACTGGGACCGCAACGACAACGAGGTCAACGAAGACACGCTCACCATCAGCATTGTCGATGGCCAGCCCAAAGCAAATAAACTGTTCGGCTCAATCTTTGCCATCAAAGACACAACAACGCGCTCGCTTGTCTACATGGTCGATTCCATCGACCTTGACGAAGAAGGTCTGGCACGCATCAGCGCCAGCTATTTCCCCATCGACGAAAATGGCTACAGCGTGGTCGCTAATGAACTCAAGCCTTCTTACAATGGATTCACGGTGGTAAGCGACCTGGCACCTGACTGATGACCCTGCCAAACCTCCGACCATCGAGCCGCACTTTCAATCCGGGCGA